ACAACATCTTCATTGGTTACTTCTCCTGCTTTCATCATACGAACTAGATTCATTAGTTGCGACATACCAAAGTATGTGCGACCGTGTGCATCTAGCACCTGTCCAGTTACAATGGCTTGATCGTTGCTGAGTGTTTCGCCGGGTACTATTACATAGTCAATACCTCTGCGTTTGAACACAGCTTCGTTCCAGTCTTGCAACTGTAGAGTATAACGGGCCTTATATGGTTCAAGACCCATATAAAAGAGTTTTCTCATCGATTGTTGTTCCAACGAGGTTTAAAGTCTTTGCGTTGTTTACGATCGTAATAATCGTTGCCGCGCTGGAAGTTTTTGTACTCCGGTGATCGATACAGATCAGACGGGACAAAAGGCAGCAGATTAAATCTGCAATGATCTAGCCATTTATCGAGATCATCAAAGATCTTCTCAACTTCGGGCTTCATACGAAGGGTTTTTTGAATAAAAGCAGGTTGTGCCATTTTATTTTACGTTATAATGATAAGATGAAGGAAATTTAATGAAGCAGCCATTTTCGCCGTCTTCACTAACGTCTGCCCAAACCTCTCGGCCTGGGTATCTTGCGATGATTGTTGCGTGGAGATCACGAGCAATCATTTCGCAGGATTTGTGGTTGAGTTCGAGTGTGCCATCTGTGTAGCAGTTTTCGAGCCAACGCTTGAACTGGATAAATTCAATATCGCGGTCATCGTGGAAAACTTCGATATGAATTTTAAAGTGGAAAATATGTCGATGCGGTGTACCAAGGAAACTTACATCATACATGTCTCCTGTCTTGAGAGCAGGATCAGTAGCAGCCGCTGGATACATGTGAATTCCTTCCTTGCGGAAAGAAACCCAAATCATTGATTTTTCTTTTTCACTCATTCTTCGTCTGCTTTAGATTTTTTTTGAGTTTTAGCAGGAGCCTTGCTGGGTGCGTTATCTTTCATGATATTGTACATTTCCCAAAGTTTCCAATCAATACTTTCTAAGATTTTAAAAAGTTTTTCTTCTGTATTTTCTTTTGGTGCAGTTTTTGTAATTTTTGCATTAATCATTTGATTGCCTTATCGTTGTTGTATTGTGACCAGTCTGTAAACTTACTACGATCCATTAGTGTGTGTAGACTGTGACACCACACACCGGGATTGGTTGCATTAAAATCTTTGTCATCGATCTTAAACATTGTGTTGTAATTCCAAAGTTTTACATACGGAATTGGAACACGAATCTGGGGAATAAAGTTTGCGTATTCGTTCAAGGCACCGTCGTGGAATTCTTCCACAGCACTTAATGGAATATCCAAAGAACACAGATATCCTTTTTTAAGGAAGAATTCAATCATGTCTTCCCAAGCCTTCCAGCCATTATAGTCATTAAATGCAGGATCAAAACTATGATTGGCACCAAAAAAGATGTGCTCGCATCCTTGTAAATTCAAGGCAATGGCTTCTGCAGGCTGCACGCCTACTACAAATAGTGTTTTTTTACCAAATGCAGGAGTATGTTCTACTTCGTCACCGATAAAAAATACAATGCTGTCTGAAACACCGTCTGTATAATTACGCTTCATTTTTTAGTCTTTTTGACTTTTGTTGATGTAGCAGTTACTTTAACAGATTTTTCATGATCTGTCAACGCATTTCGAACATCTTGAAGCAATGCTTCATCATCCCAAATTAGTTCTGTACGACCATCCGGGTGCGTTATAACAGTTAGATGAGAACCTACTACTACTGTAGGCTCGTCTACTGCCTTTAGTTCTGCAATTTGTTTTTTACGGCCTGCCATTTTATTTCTCCAATATATCTTGTTCTAATGCAATCAATGCTTCGTCGTTTGGATCTTCTGTATCCACTTCTTCTGCATTGGTTACTTCTTCAACTTCAAACAATGAGTGAAACTTGTTACGTGCAGGTCCGCCTTGTAAACGAGATCCATCGAGACTAGTAATAAAAGTCTTGGCACTATCAATTAGTGCAAATGCTTCGCTTTTGGTTTTTGTATTAAACAATTCATTTACAAATTGTTCAAAATATAAAATGTTGCGCGGTACATATGGACTAGGTTCATCTTTGTTTGCATTCTTTCCATTTAATTTTTCCCAGTCACGCCAGGTCTTTTTAAATTTTGCATGTTCAATGTCAGACAACTGATTTGCCTTTTGTACAGCACAGATATGACTTTGAACATTGTGTCCCATCATAAGTGCATATCCAAAACTGTCCCAACTGGTTGCTCCTTCTTTGCCAACTTTGTTTAACATACCAGGTGCATACCAGCAGATATCTCCCATGGTCAACCGTTGGCCAATTTCGCTTTCAAAAGGGAAGGGGATATCTGATTTTGAAAGTGCTTTGTTATCTGGGGCTTTGTCCATAACAGTACTCCATTTTTTGGGCGTGTGTATTGGAGTTGTGTAGCAGAGTCCGTGTGCGGTTGCAACGAACGGTGAGGCGCAGTCAAAAGATATGGTAATTTCTTCATTAATGTGTTTCCTTAATTGTCGTTGAATAGAAGTTAGATAACAAGCCCAATCTAACTGTGCTGTACCCAAGAAGTGGATCCAGTTTTTGCCTTTTAGCAAACCATCTTCTCTCAAAGTCATTAGACGTTTGAGAGTAACATCCATTTTACACATGTTGACACCACCAAAGGCCCACCCTTCTGCGGCTTTGTCACCCCATACGTTGTTGTCACTGTATTCTTTAACACCTTGATACCATTCTTCAGCAGTGTCCCAATCTGATCCTTGCAACACATTTAAAAATTTGGTATGACCAAGTCTGCGACTTAACCAATATTCATTGTTGAATCTAGTCTTGTCCAAGCAATCTTGAAAACTGGTTAGACCTGTACGTTCTCTGTTTTCTGGCAAACATGCCCAGCTAGGAACGTCCAACATCATTGACCAGTCAGCAGTGAATTCCAGCCACGCTAAAATATCATCGCGAATTTTATTTGCCGCAGGACCGTTAAAGTTTTTCCAATCAAATTGAATAACACCTTTACCAATTTGGTATCCGCCGGAGTCTCCGAGGATCATGGTCTTTTTCTTATCTCGCCCGTGAATCATGCTATCTTGTGTGATAGCCTTGGTTAGGTCTAATTGTGCATGTCCTGCAGAATACAATGCATTTTTGTAAACAAAGTATCCTTCTTCGTCGTTTAAAAAATTCATTCCTTCGATGCCGCGTTCAAATCCAGGAGGAATTCGATCAACTGGAACAAAATCTTCTAGACGTTGTTTAGCAACATATGTGCTGTAGAAGCTACTGATTGCTGGAAGATACACAGCATAATCTTTTTGTAGCGGAGTTAGGTCAACTGGTGGTCTGTTCATCTTGTCTCGATATAATTATGCGTTAGCAGGAATAATGTATTTGTAGATACCAAGACCGCTGTCTAATGTAATCTGCATAGCACCTTCGTTGCTGAAACTCATAGTGGTGTTATTGGCATCTGCAATCTTGAGAATGCTCAATACACTGGTAACAGGCCATGTCCATGCTTTGTTGATTTTGCCAGTGACACCAGTTGCAAAAACAAATTCGCCACCGTGTGTGCTTTGATCGCCAAACACAAACACAAGTTTGTCACCGTCAGTCTTGGCCAAGAACGTAGTATGTTCTGTGTTGGCACCTGCTTGAAAGTTAAATCGTTGTACAGCACTCACTGTAGGTTCTACTTCTACATCCCACTTGACTCCACGAAACTTTACAGTTTTCAATTTTTCATTGATAATGTCAGCATTCATGAAACGATAGTCGTTTTTAAAGTCGCCGTCTTTGTTTTCAAAGTGAAGACCAACTGGCATTGGTTCACCGTTTCTAACAGCAGTTGTTAATTCAATTTTTGCATCTTCTTGATATTCTTTACCATCAACTAGATACCGAAGTTTTTCCAGTTGCGGCATACCAAACACGCCAATCATCTCGGGTTGTGGAACACTGGTTTCTGCATACATGATAACACTGCGATCATCAGCCATGCTGTCAATTAACGTTTTGTCCTTGGTTCCTGTGATTTTGACAATGTTGAGAAAACCCAATTTGTTTGTGTGTGCAACGATGTCTTGTAGAATAGATTTCATTATTATAAGTCCTTTGTTTAAGTATATTTAGATTTAGAGCAATAGTCAAGAAATTTTTTATTCAAAGCTGAATAAATTTCCAAACGTATTTGTTTCGGTAGTGCTGTTCAAATCCCACTCCAGCACTCCGATTAGATTTTCAAGTTTGTTATTAATAATAACACTTTCCATTTCTGCATGATCAAATGGCAGATCTTGAAACCATTTAGGTAAACGTAACTCGTCTACCGGATATGCAATACTGGTGTAACCCAACGGATTGGATTTTACCTTGCACACAATCACCTTCATACCGTCAACAATTTGTTGACTGTATTTGTCACCGTTCATTCTACGTAGTGTATTCCAGTTGATACTGGCACGAACGTGTCCGGGCATGTTAGCTTTACCGGCCTTGAGTTCTTTGGCTTGATAGTCAGCAATGTTGTTGGCACGTTTTGGCGAACCTTTTTCCCATCCTGGGCGGGCTTTAAACTCTGTGCGGAACTCGCTGATACGTTCTAGAATTTCAGTTTCTTGTGCATTGTTCAGCACCTTGGTTAGAATTTCTTCCAAGAACTTTTGCATAAATTCAGGAGTATCACTACGCTTCAAATCCAAGCCCATGGCCTTGATCTTACCCGGCTTGCCTTCAACGTCGACCCGTTTGCCTTCTTTGTCATAGTACAAGATTGCATAGCGTTTCTTGGTAATAAACAGGCCTTTGATAGCCACAAACTCTCGACCTGCTTTGATAACACTTCCTCTGCTTTTGGGGCAGTGGAATGCATCCAACATGAACTGAGAAAACGTGCTGTTAACTTCTTCTGCAACAGTATCGTACAGTTGAATTACAGAGTCCTTGGTCCACTGAATCTCACCTTTTTGTATTTCATTTTTTAATGCATTGTACGCACTAAAGTATGCAGAGTCTGTGTCTCCGTATATAATAGCCTTGCCCACGTGATCGTATTCGCCTGTTATGACTTCGTTTATTTTACCAGCCATGTGTCTAGCAATACTTCTACCAGTCAAAGTGGTTGATTGACCAATACGGTTATCAAAGAATCTACATCCGGCATTGAGAATGGCACCATACAAGCTGTTCAAGTTAATCTTCTTGACCAACTGTCGCTTGTCCCAGTACTCTTCTTCAATCTTGTTTTCTGCTTTGATAGCTTCTTTTAACTTGGCCTGCATCTCTTTACGTTCAGCATACCAACGCTTCAACAGCCCAGGAATAATACCTTCGTGCTCGTGTGTGAAAATTGTACCATTGGCACTGAGCATCCAAGGCTTGTTGCTTTCGAAAATAAGTTCGTACAGTTGTGCGCCACTCATCACATCAGTTGATCCATTTTCCCAATCGACAATAATGTCGTTGGAGCGATCTTTTGACATGACAAATTCATATTCGTTTACTGCAAATTTGCCTTCCCATGCTGCCGCAAAACTGTTGCCTTTGGCAATTTTGGCATCAATTTCTGTCTTGGTGTAGTCTTGACGCAACTGACCCACAATGGTTTCTGGACCCATGTTCAATGCACGAATCACGCTGGGATACAAACTGTTAATGTCCATTGAACCGATATAGTCGTGCAGTCCTTTTTTAGGATAAGCAACATATGCTCCTGCAGCCTGATTGTTGGCGTCTTCGTCTCGCTTGGGTCTGCTGGGCACAATCAAACCTCTGTGATGTGCTTCGTTTACAATGGCCTGTTCTGTAACAGCCACAGCACCCATGGTGGTTTGTAGCAACACGGTATTTTCATGTGCAATGGTATTTGCCAAAGACAAAAACTTTAATTTTTTATCCAGTTTGTCCAACAATGCACAGTCTTGTCTGTTGTATTCAATAAACTTACGGAAGTCGTTGTTGTAAAGTTGATCCAGTGTACCTTCATACACTGTCTTGCTTTCTCCTACTTCCATTTCTCCAATGGCATCCAGTCGGTACGTGTGTCGTTCTTCGTATGTGTATTTCCTGTACAGTTCGAGACTGTCCAAATGAACACGACCAATAAGATCATAAGTAACAGCCTGTTTTCCATATTTTTCATATTCTCTCTTTTTAGGCATTTGATCCCACAAGCAGAATCTTCTAGTATCTTCTTTGCTCAACACTTTGGTAACACGATTCACAGTGTAAGGAATATCAAAGCCTTCGCTGTTCCAGCCACTCAACACATCACTGTCTTGTATCAGATCAAGGAATGTATCTAGCATTTCTAGTTCTGTTTCAAACAACATGGTATTGGGGAAATCTTTGATCTGTTCCTGTGCCTGTGCCATTGTTAGTGTTTTGGGAGGAACAGCAAGACACACCAAGGTATCCAACCATTGCAAATGAACTGCAATGGCAGTGATTGGCATAAACGCATCATCCGGACTGGCGTAACCGCGTTCGGGATCAAAGTCTACCTCAATGTCGAAGAATGCCACATTCAGTGCTGGCGCTTCTTTGCCTAAATAATTTTCTTCAAGGCATCGAAACACTGGATTGATATCGCCCTCATACAGCTTGTGCGATGAGTGAATACGTTGTTCTTTTTGAAATTCTTTCCAGTTCTTGGCCGTAACTTTGGAAAGAGATTCGCCATATATCGACCTGTACTTACCCTTAGCATCTGGATAGTAAAACATGTACCTGGCAGGATAGTCTTGAAAAATTCTACCCTTTACTGGATCTCGCTCGACCACAGTGACAATGTCTTTGTCGCGATCCCATCGTGCATCAATATAACTCATTATTTTTGTTTTCCTTATGTCATTTTCGGCTGACAAATACCACGGTGATCAATTATGGCTGATCTTACCATTCTCACTGTTATTTAACTGAGCATACGTATTAACCCAACAGAATCGATAGTTACTAGCAGTAGGTAGTTAGCCAACATGCCAAAAGATTTCCTAGTCCAACTAGCCCAAGCATACATAGCACAGCCAATGATCCAAATGGGATAAAGAGCAAGAAGCGGAGGCGTGGGGACTGTAACCGCCATAGTAATACTGCAACCAATGCTAATAGCCCAAGCAAGCAACTCAATACTAAAGCGAATTCTGTTAGACTTAAAGTCATCCTTGATCCATTCTAATGTTGGTTTAAATAAATCTATAATCATTAGTCTTCACGACGATTTGCGTGGCCACTGATATCAACAATAGTTTCCAAGTCATCAAACTCACGGAACACTTGATCCCATTGATCTTTTTGTGCAATACGAATTGCTTTTTTAATTACACTGGGTTTTACTTCCAGTTCTTCGGCAACTGCTTTGATAGTTTCGTTTAGGCCTTCTGTAAGGTCTTGAATTTCCTGCATGACTGTGCAACCCTCTGCAACAATCTGTTTGATCTTTGCCTGCTCTGGCGCTCCAAAAGTTTTACTCATAAAAAATCTCCTTATGCGCTAGTATACAGCAATATAAGGAGATTAGTCAATTAAATTTAAACCAGAACTTTATTTTTTTAAAAATGTATCTGCAAATGTTTTACACAGCTTCTTAACTCGGGTGTTTTCAGTTTCTTCCAATGTGTATTCTGCATGATCTTCATGTTGACTGGGATCAATGTATCCGCAGTATACTTTTCGGCAATTGCTGTTGTTTACCAAATTGGTACAACTTTCACCATATCGTTCATCCATGTCCTTTTCGTTACACGGACTTAGTGTAGTAATAATAATACTGCCTTCGGGAATTTCGCCATAATTTTTTTCATAGCGATCCATTGCTACCCGTTCAGCATGGCGTCTAGTATCATCTTCGGCCGCCTCGTTAACACCGAAGACTTTGCGGTTTTTGGGGTCTAAGACACAGGCCGCAACCATCCCATATTTCATAGGATCATTTTGTTTTCCTTGTATTACATGGTGGCAGAGTTCTAGTAGGATACGATCCAACTTGGGTTGATCATGTATTTCATAATCACTTTTTTCAAACTCATCGAGTCTCATTTTTTCTTACTAGGATTTTTTGCGGCGTAAGATGCAGCTACGGCCATTTGTTTACGTTTGGCAAGATTCTTGCCACGGAATTGCGGTGCATTGGATTTTTCAAAGTCTTTGATCCACACATCCACTGGGGCATTTTTAGGAATTTTCTCTGCTAATTTAGCTGCCAGTGATTCCATATAAGCATCACCTTCCGCCACACCTTGCT